GCACACGCACTTCACTTCGACACTTCACTTTGACACTTTGGCGCAGGAAAACATTCAAAAAAAAAAAAAAAAAAAAGAAATTTTCTAAATGAGAATGATTCTCATTTACATTCAGATCGTAATATAAACAGAAGTTATAATGTATTATAAATGAGAGATATGAGTTCGCTGATCAGCGAGAGTGTCAAAAGTTGCGTGGCTCTTTCTTATTCTGTAAGAATAAGAAAGTTCAAAGTCAAGTTTGGAAAAAAGAAGTGGCAAGGGTTTATTTTGCTTGAAAGATTAAGAGCAAAATAAACCCTCACCGAGAGAGATAGATTCTAGGAAAATCTATCTTTATCGACAATATTGAAGTATGAAAGAATGAGAATCAATCTTTCGGCATGATAATATTCTGTTGGAAGTTGAGCAATATTTCTTCTATCTAAAAGTTCTTTATGTTCAGTCACAAATCCATTCGCTTGTTCTTGAATATCATCAAACAGAGGCGTATGTTCTCTTAGTAAAAGAAATATTTTTCTCCAATCTTCAACATCTAAATTTTTAATAAGCGTTTCTAAATTCATAATCCACCTAATAATAATCTAATCGTTTGTATCCATAACATAACAAAAGTTAAAATTGCTATCTCCCAATTTTTAGTCAGTATGGAAAAAATAATAATGAGCAAATTACCCACAATAACAAAAAACAAGCTGAGTGGTGAGTTAAATAATAACCCACCACCAACAAGACATAATCCAACATAAAAGAAAATTTTATCTTCATTCATTTCAGTCTATCCTTAATGAATTGCTTATGTTTTTCTTTCAAAGTTTTTCTAGCGTCAGCAATTAATTTTTCACAAGCGAAAATCCAATCAGTCCTTTTTTGCATTTCCTCTCTATCGGAAATATTACAAAAAATTCTAAATTGAATTTGTAGCGATTGATAAAAATTATCGAGTGCTTGATAGTCCGAGTATATAACCCAAACATCAACAAATCTTTTTGCTGTTCCTATGCCCTCTTCATAAGAGGGCATACGAATTTCAGTTTCATTTGGCTCAGATGGTTTCTCACCTTTGCCCGTTCTATTTTCATAGAATTCTTTAAATTCTAATTCTAGTTGTTTCATCAGTTTTTTCTCCTTAGCGTTAACGCATTGATAACAACAAATTCAGGAAATGTTTGTTTAATTGCATCTAAATTTTCTTGAATATCATCAACAAAAATCTTTGTTGTGAATTGTCCTAGATTATCTTGAAGTAATTTAAACATTAGATTTCTTTTCAAAGACGCAGTATCCATTTTATTGGCTCTATGTCTTAGTAAAAGTAAATCGTATTTAATTCCCTTTATAAATAAGAGTAGAGGAAACCACCAAGTATTTGCCCTAGAGGACATAATTACACAATAAGCGTCTTTTCTTCGATAGGCGTTATTGCATGATTTTGCTAGTGGTAATTTTTTTGTTTTAAGATTATTTAAAAATGTATTGTCCTTTTCAAATTTTCCTAAATCAAAATCTCTCTCATAAGTGCCAACGGATTCAACCAATGTATTATCATAATCAAAGACATATAAAACATTTGGTTTTACAAATCTCCAACGATATGAGTTGATCAAATTGTTTAAAAGTTTTTTTAAAAATTTTATCATTTTGATAAACCCTCTTTAAATGCCTCACATTTTTCACAGGCATAGTTGATAACAAATTGTAGAAAGTAAGCATATGATATATCACCTTTAGCATTTGGGGAAATTGTAATCCAATCTTTTCCCCTAGTCTTTGGGTGAGAAACATAACCTCTAGTAATCCAAACAGTTTCAAGAAAATAATTTAAAATCTTTTTCTCTATTTGTTGGGCTACCTTTCTTTCAGTTGTACCGAGTGGCAGTCCATAACCAACGAGAGAAGTATAACCTCTCTCACCTTGTCGCTCTAATAAATCTCTATTAGTTATACCTAGTGCTAATTGCTTTTCGTGACGATAAGCAGATAACCCAATATAATATACAAATTCATCAGATTTTTTATTAAATGATTTTTTAACCATGATAAAAAAGAGTAGCGATTATTAGTCGCTACCCTTAACAAGTTGGTCGAGCAAATCATTATCATCTAATACAGATAATGCTTTATTCAACATAGACATATTCTTGATAGTCATTCGATTGACTGACATATCAAGCAAATCAGTTTGAGCAAAAATTTCTCTTTCAAGTGTCTTTTTGCTCGGTCGTTTAGTAGTAGTAGTTTTTTTAGCTACCATTTTAAAATTCCTTAATGTTCCACATGGAACATAATAGTTAAAGTAGTTTCGAGTATCGTTGCCTTATGCATCTTAAATTCTACCATCAGGCTAGGGCATAGTCACATGGGTGTCCGTTTCCCTCTTGGTGTATCGCTTTCCGTCTTTCGAGTGCGAGAGATAAATTACCTCTATATTTATTATGCAAAATTACGCCTAAATCTACAATTATTTAGGCTTAAAAAAGAGCCTTTATTTTAAGCCATTTTCTTGACGGATTAGCTGAAATAGTGTATGAAAATAAGTGCAATTATTTTTCATTTTTTCTTTACATTTTCTTGACAATGTGATAGGGGGGGCGGTTAGCAGACCTGTGTCGTGTCGCTCAGTTTTGCACCCCTACACGTACAACTTTAAAAATTTTTTGAATCTATGTAAAGACGCAAACAATGCATCATAATGATGCTCTCAAAAATTTTTCTTGACATTTATGTCAAATTAAGTTATAATTAGGATATGAAAAATGAAATTACAACTAAAATGAGTCCAGAGGGCTTAGAGGTAGCGAATGCATATCTTGAGCACGGAAACATTCCTGACACAGCTTTAGCCTTAGCTGTAGATGAAAATACGGTATCTGACTTACTCAGCAAGAGAGAAGTTAAAACTTATATAGATAATGTATATTTAGATACTGGGTACAGAAATAGATTTAAAATTGGAAACATACTAGATAAAGTAATTAAACAAAAATTAGAGGAAGCTGAAGAGTCTGAAGTTTTTACAAATAAAGATGTTGTAGATTTACTTCAGTTAGCACACAAAATCCGTATGGACGAATTGAAAGCACAAGCGGATATGGAAAAAGCCAAGGCTTCTAGTATAAAAACTCAAAATAATGTCCAGATTAATGCAGATGGTTTCGGAACTGGAAACTACGGTGAATTAATGAAAAAGCTTCTTAAAGAGCAAAAATAATGATAGAAAAAAGTGAAAAGCAAAGCACAGAGAACATTTTCAAGTTTAGTACGTATGCCGTATCAAGATGCGATAGCGGTAACTCTACATGTGCACGACTTTCACTTAGAGATGGCACATAAAGAACAACAAGACAAAGAATTTCATATTCGACAAGCTTTAAGGTTAAAATCATGGCTAACTGAGATGAAAGACTATATACAAGACAAAGAATGGAAAATAGAGAGAGAATAAGAACATTACAACAACAAGCATGGAAAAGAGCAATGTCAGGCTCTAAACCAAATGCAGGAACCCCACATGATTGGGAAGATTATAATAAATTACAGGAGAAAGACAATGGCATACAGCAAAGAAGTAAATGATAGATTTTATGGCGTACTAAATAATCCAGGTAAGTTTTCTGTAGGTAGGTATGACCCAAAAGACCCAGCTGTGGCCACAGGTATGGTAGGTGCGCCTGCGTGCGGTGATGTCATGAGATTACAATTAAAAGTTAGTAAAGATAATAAAATAGAGGAAGTTAAGTTTAAAACTTATGGTTGCGGAAGTGCAATTGCAAGCAGTGCATTATTTGTTGATATGTTAGAAGGATTAACACTAGAAGAAGCTAGTAAAATAAAAGATAAAGAAATTGCAGAGATTTTAAAACTCCCACCAATTAAACTTCACTGCTCAGTACTTGCAGAAGATTGTATAAAAAGAGCAATACAAGATTGGAAAGAAAAAAATGAGCAAAGGCAGTAATAGACGACCTTCTTTTATAACTAAAGAACAGTTTGAAGAAAACTGGCAAAAAATATTTGGTAGAAAGAAAACCCCTAAACACGGTACTACAAAAGTTCATATGGATAAAACTAAGGTAATACCGAGAAAGCAAAAAAATGATAGAAATTACGAATGAAGCGATTCAAAAACTTTTACAAAAGAAAGAAAAAGAACGATTTAATTATATACGGCTTGGAATCACAGGTGGAGGTTGCGCTGGTTTCGAGTATATTTTTGATTCTGCTTCTAGTAAAAATAGTGACGACATAGTAGTAGACTACGGAAAGATTCAACTACTTATAGATAAAGTATCACTTCCATACTTATATGGCATGACTCTAGATTACTGTAAAGAAGGATTAAATGAAATATTTAAATTTATAAATCCTAAAGAAACAGCAAGTTGTGGCTGTGGAGTAAGTATAAACTTTAATTTAGATAAAGTGGAAGACGATGCAAAAATAACAGCGATTAATATATGAGTAAATTAGGAAAGTGGTATGTTAGATTATTTGTTGATTCTGGCATGGCAAAAAGAAAGAAAAAGAAAAAACAATGATAGAATATACAATATTCGATTTTATAATAGATGTAGGAGCACCAATCGCAGGTGCCATAGTATCAGGAATATTTATATTTATTATCATCAAAAAGATACTAGATGATATTGTAGGTGACATAGATACTTTACGAGGATTTACAAAAATGTTAATTACTCGAGTTAAAACTATGAATAATGATATCATTCGTATAGACTCAGCAGTAAGTAGTGCTTTAGGACTTACTCCTGATTTAGATAGAATAGCACGGGCAGAAAATTTTGTGGAAGACGGAACTATAGACGTTAGACGAGATTAATGGAAGACATAGCAGAAATAATTCAACAATTTGGTTTTCCGATAACAGCAATGATTGGCTTAGGCTACTTTGTATTTTTTGTATGGAAAACAATAACACAAAAGATTGACCCTGCAACCGAAGAAATGCATGCAACTCTTATTAAGTTAATAGACCAAATAAGAATGTTAGATAATGATATGATTCGCTTGCAAAAGAAACTGGACACAGTTTTACAGATGAAAGAAAATGAACGAAAAAAGACTAGATAATCGAGTAGTAAGAGCAGTTTCATCAGCACTACTTTGCGTAGGAGTAATAGCTATCACAGCAGAACTAAATGCAGATGAAATTGTACACAAGTTTAAAAATCCTAGCTTTTCAGGAGTGGGAACAGGAGCGCACTATTTAACTATAGAAAACCAAGAGCATGCAAGAAAGAAAGCTATTCAAGATGCACTTGAAGCAGCTCGTAAAGCCGCAGAAAGAGAAGCAGACAATTCAACACTTGCTAAGTTTATTCGTAACTTAGAATCAAGAATATATGCACAAATGGCAAAACAATTAGTCGAAAGCATGTTTTCAAACGACAATCCTGTCAGATTTGGAAGCTTCACACTAGAAGGCAACGTAGTAACATATGAAGTTATTACTAATGCTGATGGAACAGAATTTATAAGAATGACAATCGTCTCCTCAGATGGTACTGAAACCGTTATAGAAATACCAATTGGAACAGGAAGTTTTGGTAGTGATGGTGATTCGGGCGGCGATTCTTAGTTTAATAATTTTACTTTCTGGTTGTGCAAGTATTCCTAGATGGAGTAATGAGCCACAAGAATGTAATCCAGCAACATGGGAAGAAGGAGTAGAATATCCTGGAGACCTTTGGAATGTTGTAAAAGCTAGTGGCAGAATATTTGAAAGAGCATTACCTTTTATTTGTGTAGAAGAACCTGAGGTTGTTCGTATGCCTTCTTACATAGAACTTCTAAATTTACCACCCGCAGAGAAAAAGCCAATCGTGGCAGTATACACATTTCAAGACTTAACAGGTCAAAGAAAATCCGTACAAAATATTGCAAGTTTTAGTACTGCAGTTACACAAGGCGGAACAGAAATGTTAATAGATGCTCTGAAAGCAGCAGGTGATGGAACTTGGTTTAGAGTAGTCGAAAGAAAAGGAATAGACCATCTTGTTCGTGAAAGACAAATCATTCGTTCAGGAAGAGAAGAGGCAGCAAAAGTATTAGGAGAAGAAGCTCCTACACTAGGACCTATGCTTTTTGCAGGAATGATTATTGAAGGTGGTATCATTGGATATGATAGTAATATTATGACTGGTGGACGAGGAGCAAGAACACTTGGTATTGGCGGTTCAAGACAATATAGACAAGACCAAGTTACTGTCAGTCTTCGGGCAGTAAGTGTACTTACAGGAGAAGTTCTTCTGAATGTACAAGCAAAGAAAACTATATTTTCATATGGTTCTTCAGGAGACATATTTAGATTCATTGAGCAAGGTACTCAACTTATCGAATTCGAAGATGGTACTGGTAAGAATGAATCTGTTACTTATTCTGTACGCACAGCCATAGAGGCTGCCGTACTTGAATTAGTCAACCAAGGGCATGAAAGAGGTCTTTGGAAGATTAAGGGGAGAGAATGATGAGAAGAATACTTTTAGGCCTAAGTTTAATTCCAGCATTACTATTCGCACAAGCAACTGATGATAATGAGGTCTGGATAGACCAAGAGGGTGATACACTTACATTGTATATTGACCAAATTGGATTTGGTAACAAAATAGGATTGACTGATTTTTCAGGAACTCCTGATTATATGACAATTACTGGTACTTCACTTACTTTTGATTTAGACTTTATTGGAAATCAAAACATACTTTATGGACCATTAGTTTCTGATAGTTCTACATTTAATTTATTCTTTACAGGAGATTCAAATGTAGTAGATTGGAATATTGGATATATTGGTTCAACAGATGACTCAGTTATTGACTTTACTGTAACAGGTGATTCAAATACTTGGGATATTGACCAAGGTTATGTGGCAAGTGCGGAAAGATTGGATTTAGACCTTACCTTAATTGGAAGCTCTAATATTTTTGATTTAGATTTTGAAAGTGACGACAATATTTGGAACTGGGATATTACAGGAGATTCAAATAATATTAAATCTCTTATGAATGATGGTTCAAATGAGCAAACAGTCGTTTTTGTTGGAGATAGTGCAGACATAGATATTAATCAAATATCTGGTACATGTGCAACAGGAGCAGGAACAGCCTGTTCTACTCCAAATGGAAATATCCAATTGGATATTAATTCTGATAATGCAACAATTCAGATTAATCAAAAAGATTCTAGCAGCGACAGCTAGTGTGTGTTTGGTAGGGTCGGTTTATGCCGACTCTATCGGCGACATAGTTGAGAGTACTGGGCTAGGTTCTCTTATCAGAAATAATACTACTATAGAATCTAATGTAGATGTAAAAGTAAACTTATACGATACAGCAGAAACTACTAATGGTAGAATGTTAATCGAGTTTTTAGATAATGCAGAACTCGCATTAACAGAACATACTAGAGTTATTATAGATGAAGTCATATATGACCCAAATCCTGATAAGTCTAAGATGGTCATGAAAATGGCATTTGGTACTGCAAGATTTGCTAGTGGAGCTGGTGTTAATAAGAATAATATTGATATATCAACACCGACTGCGCAAATTGCAATACGTGGTACTAATTTTACTACTACAATTGACGAACTTGGTAGAAGTTTAATAATACTACTACCTGATGAATTTGGTAACCCATCAGGTGTTATTGTAGTTAGTAATGGAGCAGGAGAAGTAACTTTAGCTGAGGCTTATGCAGCAACTATGGTATCTTCTGTTGATAGTACACCTACTAAACCTGTTACAATAAATGGCATTACTCCAGCACTTATTGATAACATGTTTATTGTAAACCCTCCTACAGAAGTAAGGGAGGCAGTTGAAGAGAGTGTTCAAGAAAACGAAGACTCAGGAATACTTGATGTAGATTTTCTTGAATTTAATGAACTTGAACAAGATGCACTTAAAAATACAGAGGTGAATCTTGAGTTTAGTGAGTTAGATATAGACTTTCTTGACGTAGATTTTTTAAGAGACTTACTCGATGTCGTGGAAGAATTAGAAAAAACTACTGTTAGATTAGTAGACACGCAACAACAATCAGCTTCTGGAGAAGTAACACTTAGGGGTGCAACTTTAGGGAAAAATAATGACAGTCAATACAATATATTTGTAGAAGAAGACGGACTTGTTTTTTACCGAGATGTTCAAGGAGTGATTAGAATAAAAGTGCCACTAGATAGTAGCACTAAATTAGTAACAACAGTTGAAGGCTATGAGGGAGTGATAGACTTGAACGCAGGCGACGATTCTATAATCGTTATAACACAGGAATGAAATACGAAAAGAAGATAACCGAGGCTTTTGAAATGATTACACTAATTGCAATTTTTATCATCATGTTACTAGGAATAAGCCCCCTAGGCTATGCTGATGATAATCATGTGCATATTGACCAAGTTAATGGCGGTGATGGATTATCAGTAAATGTGGATCAAGTTGGGTACAATAATTTAATACAGTTCTCAACAGACCACGCAAATAATATCTTTAGTTTTACTCAGTATGGTGGAAATAATACTATTTCTTGGGTTCCCTTTTGGGGCTCTGGCTATAACTGGGGTGGAGATGTTGATGGTATCGGAAATAATGAATCTGTTATACAGTATGATGGAGCAACATATGGTAGACACATATGGGGCAACAATAATGATGTAGATGTGTATCAAAATGGTACTCATACACATTGGTTAGACATTCATGCAAGTAATGTAACTCACGAAGTATGGCAAGAGGGAACTGGAACTCACTATAGTCAAATTTATTACTATGGTTCAACTTCTGGTTCAACAACAGACTTATTTCAGTCGGGCAATGCAAATCATAATGCACAGATTACTTTATATGGTAATCAACCAACGTTTTTAAATTTACAACAACTTGGCACAACAAATCAAACTTACAGTCTAACACAAAATTGTTATACTGTCGGAGGCTGCACAGTCAATGTAACTCAACAATGATAGAATATACTCTTGCCATGGAATTAAATATGGCACAAATAGAAGCCGATGCTAAACTATTAAGAGAGTATGAAGAAAAATATTTAGAAATTAGACTTATAGAGCCACCAACAATAGGTGATAAAACTTTATTTTGGCTGACACAAAGTTTAGATATTTATTCTACTTATCGAGGATTACAGTATGATTGTGTACGAGAAACTAATTTGTTTCTATCAGATAGACCTGAAGTAAAAGATATGGTAGTTTTAAAAGGCTCTATATTTCTTTTAGTTCCACCAAGAACAGCTCAAGATTATAAGAATATAAATTTTATAACTTCAGTTGCAACTATAAATAACTTTGTAGTTTTAGATAGAGCAAAGAAACAATGCATAAAACTATAACCATAATTTTTGCACTATTAATTCTAATATGGAATCCTTATCCATTTAAAATTTTAGAATTAAAGACTTTTGACTGGCTCGTAATGAATACTGAGCCAGTTGAAAATCAAAACATACTTATTGTAGATTTAGATGAAAACTTTATTAAAGAGTATGGAGGTTGGCCACTACCAAGAACAGTATATGGCGACTTAATAACTAATGTAAATACAATCTCAGGGATTACAGTACTAATGCCTAATCCAGACATTCGTAATCCACAAAATGATAAAACTTTTGCAGAGACTATGATATTTACACCAACAGTTCTTGCAGCTGCAGCTTCAAGACAAGTAAGTAATACTGGCCCTCATGTCGGTACTGCTGAGATAGGAGAAAATCCAAGACCATGGCTATATCAATTCCAAGGAATTTTACCCACAGAGTCTATGCTGGAATCAAGCGCAAAGGGACTAGGCCTGACTACCGTTACTCCAGAAATAGACGGGTTGGCAAGACGGCTGCCTTTAGTCGTAAACGTACAATCAAGACTTTACCCGAGTTTCGCCTTGGAACTCTTAAGAGTAGGCGTAGACCAAATTTCGTACCAGCTAAAAACGACACAAGAGGGTATTGAGTGGGTAAGAGTTCCATCTTACCCTCTTATGAATACAGATGCGAATGGTCGTATCTATTTAAACTGGAATACAAAATTTTATAAACAAACTGCGGTAGAGTTTCTTAATAATCCTATACAAGCTCCTTTCACTATATTTGGTACTACTGCAGAAGGAATCACAAATCCAATAGCAACACCAGCAGGAGCAAAATACCCACACGAAATCCAAGCAAATATATTACACAACCTTATAGAAGGTAGTGCACCAAGCACTCCAACATGGGCAGTTGGTGTGGAATATATTGCAAGTTTATTTGCACTTATACTACTAGCTTTTGCAAGTAGGTCTGTTTGGTTTTCAGTTCCAATATTAGCACTAATCTTAGGTGGTTCAGGATATGCTACCTGGAAATTATATCAATCTTCTTATTTGTTTGACGTTAGTGGAATCGTAGTTATGTCGATTCTCTTTTGGGCATATCATACATTTGTGAGTTTCATTTCCGAGTACCGCCAAAAACTTCGTATTAAACAACAATTTGGGACGTATGTATCTCCCGCATTGGTCAAAAAGTTACAAAATAATCCAAAATTGCTGAGATTGGGTGGGGTTACAAAACGACTAACTTTTCTATTCTCTGATATAAGAGGATTTACCCCAATCTCGGAAAAATACCAATCAGACCCTCAAGGTCTTACTAGTCTGATTAATCGTTTTCTTGACGATCAGACTCAAATAATTTTAAAACATGGAGGCACAATCGATAAGTACATGGGTGACTGCATCATGGCTTTCTGGGGCGCTCCAATAGAAGATAAAAATCAATTAGAAAATGCAACAAAAGCAGTCATAGAAATGAAAGAATCTTTGGAGAAATTAAATGAAAAACTTAAAGAAGAAGGGCTGGATACTATCAATACGGGAGCGGGAATTAACTCAGGACTTTGTGTTGTCGGTAATTTTGGGTCTTCTAACCGTTTCGATTATAGTGTACTTGGTGATAGTGTTAATTTAGCAGCTCGCTTAGAGAGCCAATGTAAAGAATATAATGCAGAAGTAATCATCTCTGAATATAGTTTAGTAGATGGGTACGATTATAAATATTTAGACGAAATTACGGTCAAAGGAAAATCTGAACCAGTTAAAATTTATACCTTACAAAAATAAGTCTTGACATTAGCTTCAAACTTTAGTATAATTACCATATGAAAAATAAATTTTTCAAGGATATTTTGGTTAAAAAATGAACGATGAAATAGAAAAAGTAGCGATGGATTTAGCAAAACATGAGGCAGTTTGTGCCGAACGGTGGAAAACTGCGTTTAATCGTTTTGATAGCCTAGATACACAAGTACATAGAATAGAAGAAATCATTATGTATTGTGCAGGTGGTTTAATTCTCTTCTTAGGCGGTTTAATTGTGACTTTAGTCACATTACATAGTTAGGAATATTATGTTAGACAATTACGAAAAGAAAGATGTGGCGAAAGCTCCAGTAGTTAAATCTAGTGATTTACATGAAGGTTGGCTTCTTTATGAAAAAAGAGAACGTTGGTGCGTTCGTAACCCAGAAGGTAAGTTATTTAAGTTCGCAAGTAAAAGTGCGGCAGAGATGTACATCGAGGAGATAAGCTAACATGTTAGAATTTTTTGAATATATAATTAGATGGATTGTGATAATACCATATTTAGTAATGGCAGCTTCATTAATTGCAGCTTTAACCCCTACACCAAAAGATGATGGTTGGGTTAAGAAAATATACATGGTCCTAGACTGGATTGCTCTAAACGTTGGTAGAGCAAAAGATAAATGAGTCTAAAAAAAGCATTTCAAGAAGCAGTTGAGAGAGTTCAAAAAGATACTGAACTCTCTTCAACAATTAAAAAGAAAATAAAACGCAAAAAATCAAAACGTTCATAAATATGAAACGATACGATATTTGTAGAGATTGTTCTCATTTTAATAGTTTTTGGAAGACTTGCGACCAATGCAAGTGCTTTATGCCGATTAAAGTATTAATAAATTCGGCAAAGTGTCCGAAAGGATATTGGAGAGAAAATTATGCCAATGCACCCAAAAAAGAAGAAAAAGAAAGGTGGAAAGAAAAGAAGTAGAGGTTAAAGTTAACTGGCTTCAATATTTTCATTCTATCAAAAAGGTATGTCCCTGGAGTTATGAAAGTTATCTTAACGGGACTACCAAGATAACAAAATTTGATGAAGACATCTTAGTCCTTAATGAACAAAACTTTCAAAGATTACCTTGGGAGGTGATAGTCTATCTACCGGGTGATGACCTTACGCTTAATGCGATTGATGAGTACGTGGCATTTTTAAATGAATGTCAGAACACATGTGAATATTTATGGTCTCACCCAACCTTTTCAAAAGGCGGACAGAATCAAACTCCTGTGCCTGTAATTATACAGCAAGACCGAAAAAGGTTAATGGAATTAAGATATGGCTCTAACAGCAGCACAAAAAAGAAAACTTCCAAAAGCTCTGCAGGAAGCAATAATGAGAAAAAGAAAGGGCAAAAAGAAGAAGAACGGTAAGAAAAAGAAAAGATCACGTGGCTAAACACAAAAAAGACCCAAGAGTAGGAACGGGTAAAAAGCCAAAAGGATCAGGTAGGAGACTTTATACTGACGAAAATCCAAAAGATACTATCCGTATAAAGTTTGCTACAGCAAAAGATGCACGAGCTACTGTTGCAAAGGTAAAAAGAGTTCGTAGGTCATTTGCAAGAAAAATACAGATATTAACTGTAGGAGAACAACGAGCAAGAGTGATGGGAAAGAGAACAGTCGCATCAATCTTCAAAGCAGGCAAAGAGAGTCTGAGAAGGGCAAGAAATGCCAGGACACGTAAAAAGAAGACCAGCAAGAAGAGGGGTTAAAAGAAGACCACTTAGTGCTGCAGTACAACGAACACTAAAAACTAAAGCTAAAAATAGCAGATTCACTTATGGACAACTTGCAAGAGTGTTTAGAAGAGGACAAGGTGCTTATTTAAGTTCAGGCTCCAGAAGAGGAGTTACTATGCAACAATGGGCATTTGGGCGTGTAAACTCTTTTATTAGAGGTGGACACTCTCAAGATAATGATATTAAAAGAAAAACAAAAAGAAAAGTTAGGAGAGGAAGATGAAATACTGGTTAAAAGAACAAACATATAAATGGATAGAATATTTTGGTATAAGCGAATATGAAGCTATGTGGTGGTCATTTTTTAAAGGTGTCATTTTAACACTACTAATAGTTTGGATATTTTAAATGATATATAATAGATTAAAAAGCGCTCCTTATGGAGTAGGACGAAAATATTTTCGATGGTGGATAACTAATTGGTATGAAAGATAAAATACTAGAAATAATTAAAGAAAAAGTTAAAGATAGTTCTATTGAAATAAAAGGTAACTCAACATTTGTTGAAGACCTTGGAATGGATTCATTAGATACAGTTGAATTGGTAATGGCATTTGAGGAAGAACTCGGAGTCACTATACCAGACAAAGACGTTGATTCATTACTAACTGTAGATGACGTAATAAACTATCTACAAAAATGAAACATAAAACAAAAAGCAGAAGAAAAGTTAAATATAGCAAATTTGGAGTTCCATTTAAATATGATGGAGGAAACTCAGAGTTAGCACGTATTATTAAAAAAATATCAGACTTATATAAACAAGGTAAACGAGTTCCTCAATCCTTAATAGCAAGACGCATCAAGTTAGGAAAGAGATCATTGAAAAAAGGACGTCGTGGCTAAATTAAGATTAAGAACTCGCCGTATGTCAGAACATCTTAAGAAGATGTTAGCAAAACACCGCAGAGGTGAAAAGATAGGTGCTACGGCAATGGCTAGACTAAAAGCTAGAGGTCTAATAAAAAGAAAATCTGGCAAAAAGAAGAAAGGACGGTTAGGAAAAAGATGAAAAACTTTTTTATAAAAATTTGGAATATCATTACTTTTCAAGATGTAAATTTTGATGGTAAAGTAGATATTAAAGATAAGTTTGTAAAAGCTAAAAAGAAAAGTAAAAAATAATGGCGGCACATACAACTGCAAGACACAAAACTTTTAGAGAAAATAGAGATATTTATAAGACTATCGGTGCTGCTCGTAAAAGAGCAAGAGCACTAGGACTAAGAGGCATACACTCACATGGAAGAGGTTCCGAAAAGAGATTTATGCCAGGTAGTTCTCATAAAGCATATGAGAATGCGATAAGGAAAAAGAAAAATGGCTAGAACAGGCAGTTTTTTAAGCGGACCTACTGGTGTTCACAACACACAGAAGATTCGAAAACATAAACTTCAAAGAGGAGTTACAAGAGATATGAATGCAGCAGCAGGAGCTTTAGTTAATACTAAAAATCCAGATGGTATTGAGGCATTTAGATATGGAACAACAGCAAAAGCTATTGGACCAAGATTTGGTAAAACAACAAATCCACCAAGAGCTAGGTTTCCAGGCAGAAGAAGATAAATGGCACTCACAAAAGCAGAAAAAGCTAGAATGAGAAGAGCTGGATTAACTAGGTTAAATAGACCTAAGTTTACTCCTAGACATAAAACTAAGAAAGCTGTTGTCGCAGTTGAAATAAACGATAAATTAAAAATTATTCGTTTTGGAGCGCAGGGCATGGGACATAACTATAGCCCTGAAGCTCGAAGAAGTTTCAAAGCAAGACACGCAAGAAATATTGCTAGAGGAAAATCTTCACCAGCATTTTGGGCCGATAAATTTTTATGGGCAGGCCCTGGTGGTAGTACAAAATTACCACCTAAATCCCAAAAACACGTTAAAGGATTAAAAAGAAGAAAATGAGTATTCCTAAGAAAAATACTAGAGAGATATGGATAGATGACCTTTTATTTAAAAGTGAAACTATGTTAAAGTATTTAAATAAAAAGACTGATTTGAGTTCAAAAGAACAGCAATTAGCAGAGTTGTGTGCAGGATTTATATATTTAAAAACTTTATGTGAAAAAGAAGATTATTTTGAACAACCAGACAATGAAATGTTTGAAACCGTAACTATACACTAAATGATAGAACTCTCAAGAAAAGATATATTATCAGATTCCCTTATGCAGTTTTCAGAAGATAGATTTGTGAAACTGCCCATTGAAGGATATCTAGAACTACTAGGTATTGAACCTAACTCAGCACAAACAGGTATCATAAATGCACTTAATAATCCTAAGTATCGTTTTGTATGTGCCGCTGTTTCTCGAAGACAGGGAAAAACATATATCGCAAACATACTAGGACAGTTAATATCCCTTGTACCAAATTCACATATATTACTTATGTCACCAAACTATGCACTATCGCAAATATCATTTGATTTACAAAGACAATTAATTAAGCACTTTGATTTAGAAGTGATTCGTGATAATGCAAAAGATAAAGTTATAGAACTTAGTAATAATTCTACTATTCGTATGGGGTCAATCAATCAGGTTGATTCAGTTGTTGGTAGAAGTTATGACTTAATTATATTTGATGAAGCAGCACTTGTTGATGGTAAAGATGCTTTCAATGTTGCACTAAGACCTACACTAGATAAACAAAATGCAAAAGCACTTTTTATTTCTACTCCTCGTGGAAGAAATAATTGGTTTGCTGAGTTTTATTATAGAGGATTTAGTAATGAGTTTCCTGAGTGGGCATCTCTAAAAGCAACTTATCATGAAAATCCACGATTATCTGAAGCAGATATTGCTGAGGCTAAAAAGACAATGTCAGAGGCAGAATTTAATCAAGAATATATGGCAGACTTTAATGTATTTGAAGGACAAATATGGACATTTGACCATGAAAAATGTATCGAAGATTTATCAGAATATGAAACAAAAAGAATGGATATATTTGCAGGAATGGATGTAGGATATAAAGACCCTACTGCATTTGTGGTTATAGCATATGACTGGGACACAAATAAATATTATATATTAGATGAATACTTAGATAGTGAGAGAACTACTGAACAACATGCAGTAGAAATAAGAAAAATGATAGATAAGTGGGATATAGATTTTATTTATATTGACTCTGCTGCACAGCAAACTCGTTACGACTTTGCTCAAAACTATGATATTAGCACTATTAATGCTAAAAAATCTGTGTTAGATGGAATAGGTCATGTAGCTGGAGTTGTAGATAACGATAATTTAATAGTACACTCTAACTGTAAAGAAACTATTTGGGCACTTGATCAGTATCAATGGGATCCAAACCCTAATTTATTAAAAGAGAAACCAAAACATAATGCGGCATCACATATGGCTGATGCACTACGATACGGTCTTTATTCATTTGAAACTAGCATGACTACGTTTTGATGAAACCTAGAAAAAATAATACTTGACTTTAGCTCAAAAGTCTGGTACAATTAGCATATAAGAATAGAAATGACACTAAAAAGAGATTTAGTTAAATACGTAAGAGACAAGGCAAAATCTCAGTACGAGAAACATGATACCTGTTACATTTGCGGTTCAAGACAGGAACTCGATTTCCATCATTTTTATGGACTTACAGAGTTGCTTGAAAAATGGATAGCAGATAATAATCTAGAAATCCATGACGAAAGTAGCATAATGAAGTTGCGTGAAAAGTTTATTGATGAGTACAAAGATGAAATTTATAATAAAACAGTTACACTTTGTCACAAACATCATTTAAAACTACATTCTATATATGGCAAGAGACCGAAGTTAATAACTGCTGAAAAACAGCAAAGATGGGTAGAAATACAAAGAGAAAAACATGGCATGGTATGATTTTATTTTAGGCAGAAATGCTGAATCAGACGAGGAAAAGTTAAATCCCTCTCAATATGTAATATCAAGAAATGAAGGGTTTAACATTGAGTCCAGAGAAAATGTTCTAAGTTATAGAAATGCCTACGAGCAGTTGGAAGTAGTCCATCGTGCTGTCAATATGATAGTTGACGCTTGCTCAGACATTCCTTTCTTAGTCCAAGACCAGATTCCTGGCTCAAGTCCCGTTTATAGAAATATTAGAAGAACAAGAGTAGATTTATTACTAAATAAAGAACCAAATCCATTTCAAGATATTAGTACATTCAGAAGAAACTTACTAATTGATTTACTAATAGATGGAAATATTTTTGTGTACTTTGATGGTCAGCATATGTATCATCTTCCAGCAGAGAAGATAGATATTGAAACTGATGAAACTACATACATTAATAAATTTGTATATGATAATAGTATTGAATATTCTACTAGTGAAATTATTCACATAAAAGAAAATAGTTTTCACTCTATTTATAGAGGTGTGCCAAGATTAAAACCTGCACACAGAACTATGCAATTATTAGTAAACATGAGAAACTTTCAGGATAACTTTTTTAAGAATGGAGCAGTTCCTGGATTAGTATTAAAGTCACCAAATACTCTATCAGAAAAAATTAAAGATAGAATGTTACAGGCTTGGGTTGCAAGATATAATCCAAGTACTGGAGGT